GCAGAAACAAATGTCAAATAATCAGCCGTATCAGTTGAATTGGCTGTAATTGCCGTGTTCGTTGCGTTTGTTGCTGAACCCACAGAAAGGGTGGATTGAGCCACATATTGCGGAGCAGACGCACCAGCGGTCAGCACATAATTGGTTGTTCCCAGGCTTAAAAACGTGGTTGTGCTTGCGCCTGACTGGTAATGCAAAGCACCCGCCGTACCGCCAGCGACGTTGGTTGCGGTTGTTGCACTTGTTGCGGTTGCAGCGTTTCCACCAATCGATAGGCTTGCAGCCGTGCCCGTCAGACCCGTACCCGCACCGCTAAATGCTGTGACCGACAATGTGCCCGTCGATGGCACAAACGACATTTTGGTTGAGCTGGTGGTCGCTGGGTTGTTGCCCGTGCTATTTGCCGACAGGACAGGATACCAAGTCGATGATGAGCTGGTGTTGTCCGTAATAGCGATGTTGGTCGCATTTGTGGCTGTCGTGGCCGTGGATGCCGATCCTGCCGACCCGTCGATGCTTGTGCCTGTCAAAGTCTGGCTGCCGCTGGCGCGATTCAACGCAATCGCAGTCGTTCCAATGTAGAGCGTGGAATTGCCCAACACACCGCTTGGAATCGTCCCAGAGAGGTTTCCTGCGGTCAGAGAGGTCAGGCTAGCACCAGACCCTGAAAACCCCGTAGCGGTCAAAATACCCGTTGAGGGGTTGAATTGGTACTTGGTCGAGGCCGTGTATTCGGTGGACAGGTTGCCCGTGGTCTGGTTGGCAAAGAGGGGATACCTGGTCGCATTGGTGGTGGTGTCATCCGTGACCGTTGCATAAGCCGTGGGGGTTGTCCAGGTCGGTGCGCTTGTGCCGTTTGAGGTCAGAACCTGGCCTGAAGTACCCGCAGCAGTAAATGCATAAGCAGTGCCAGTGCCATAGGCGACAGCACCAGCAGTAGGAGTGGCCGTTCCATTCGTACCCCCATACAAAATGCCAATAGCGTTGCCGTTCCAAGTGCCTGCCGTGTATGAACCAGCCCATGACAGCGTATTGGTTGACCAGCTTGCATTACTCGGTGCTACGTTGTGAAAATCCCAAGACCCTGCTGCGGGGCTATTTACCAACAGCGTCACAACAATAAATGCACCGCTTTGTGTCGTGCAAACAGTCGTTCCTGAGTTGTTCTTGACAACTACTGTGCCAGAGCTTTGGTTGTTGTTGAATGTGAACTGCGCCCCTGCTGGAAGGGTCGTTGCATCAGGCAGCTGGAAAGTCTGACCACCTGATCCAGTCACAGCCCAATTCTGAACCGATGATGCGGTTAAAACAGTGGTTGTCCCTGCCGCTGTAACCGTTGAGAAACCCTCAAACAAACAATTGACTGAGACGTTAGCGTTGGCATCGCGCAAAACCACGCTATTCGCGCCAGATGATGCGGTGACCCCAGTGCCACCATTGGCCACGGCAAGCGTCCCAGCGAGCGTTATAGCCCCTGTGGTGGCGGTATTCGGGGTCAGTCCAGTCGTACCACCTGAGAACGACAGCACACCAGTGTTGGCGATGGTGACCGCAGCCGACCCGTTATAACTTGTCCCTGACAACCCCGTCCCGATGGTCAGCGCATAAGGGTTAACCGCAGTGATCGTGGCCGTTCCACCCAAACTGATGGCTGTGCCGTTGATTGTGATGCTGCTGTTGGCCAGGTAAGCATTAGCAATCGGTGTGGCATTCCACACACCAGATGTAAGCGTTCCAACGCCCGTAATATTGCCGTAATTGCCAGAAATTAAGGCAGATGCAATCGTCCCGCTGGTGATCTGGTTGGCATTGATTGCAATTGAGGTGCTGGCCGCTGCGGTCAACTGACCTTGTTGATTGACAGTAAACGTGCCAACGCTTGAGGCCGAGCCATACGCACCAGGCGTAACGGCCGTGTTGGTGATGCTGAATGTGTTGCCTGTTAGGGTTAACCCTGTGCCAGCCAAGTATGAACCCGCGCCAGAGAATTGTGACCAAGTGATTGAAGTGACTTCAATCGTGCCGCCTGGGTCAGATGTGCAAACCCAACCCGTGTCTGCTAGGGTTGTGCCTTCTTCAATAAAGGTGAATGCTGCAGGTACTTGCGCCCATGTGGACATATCGCTGGCGCGTGACCATGTGCCAGATGCTGCGACATAAATGCCGTTTTGTGCAGGTGTAGCCTGGGACTTGACCAGAACCCGTGAACCAGCAGGCAAACTTGATGGCCAGTCACCACCTGCTTGAGTGCCCAGACCCGACAAAGTGATGTTTGCGGTCGTGCCATAAAGACAGGCCGCTTTAATGTCCAACCCTTGCGCTACCGAATCCACATATTGCTTGTTGGCAATGTCTGTGGGGTTGACTGGCAAATTGGAGATACTGCCCGTGGTGGTTGCAATTGATGTGAACGTACCCGCAGCAGGAACAGACCCGCCAATGACAGTCGAATCAATCGTGCTGTTTGTGATCGTCACCCCATTGAGCAGGGGATTGGTTGGCGGCAGGAAAGGCGTACCCGCTGGGCCGATGAACGTGATCAGATCAAAGGTCGGCCCTGGTTTGAATATGCCCTGGACAGGGACAATATTCGTTGTAACCGTGTCGTTGGGCAGAGACATTATTCGTAATAAACAGTGGCTGAAACAGTCCCTGAAATCACGACATAAACACCATTTTTGCAGTTGATGCCGTCATAAAAATTGTAGTTAGTTGCAGCGGCTGATGTAAATGTGTCAATGACTTTGATGGCCGTGCTACCAGCGGTTTCTTGGTCAAAAACGGTGATCGTGGGTGTGCTTGATGCTGCACTGACCATAATCCCTTTGACTTTGCCTTGGCTGTTCTTGACCAGAGTTGTTGCAGTGATTTGTGCGTAGTTTGACATGAGTGCCCCCGTGTGCCTCTATTGTGACCCAAAAACAAGAAAAAAGGGGAGCTTGTGACCCCCCTTTTCTCCACTTACTGATAAGCATCAGTTCGTCTGAGGGCCACTCAGGTCGTAGCCATAGACGTAAACGTCAGCCGTTGCAACTGCGGGAGTTCCACCCACGTTGAAATACAGCTGCTGGGCGGTTTGTGCCACGGTAGGGTTGCTGGCCGCAGAAATGGTCACATACGCCTGGGTGGTCTGGCCAGTCAAGGCAGCCGAGGTCAGTACTGATGTACCAGTTTGCGATGCGCCAGGGTAAACCCCAACAGACACAGCCGACACGTTGACGTTAGCACCAGCGTTGTTGGCGTTGGCGATAACCACTTGGGTGGGCACATAGGCACTGGTCGTGATGACCGATGCGATGGTGTCACCCGCTGCGGACAAATTAAGTCCTTTGACGACAGCAATCAAACGCAGAGCTTGGTTTGAGCCAAGCTGAATCGGGTGAATGCTGACGGTAGTTGCTGCTCCAGGATTAGCCATGATTATTTCCTTTCAGATTAAGAGGCCACACGGCAAGACAATTCGGGGTACAGCGGTGCCCAGCCATACAGCACGTCAATACGAGTCGGGATCGAGTCGTTGTTGATGGTGTATTGGCGAACCACACGCATGGACAGACCGAGTTCTTTGTCGCTTGCACGGCCAGCAAAATGAACGCCATCAGGCAGCTCAAGGTCAGCAGTCGCCAAGGTGAAGGCGTTGCGGTGACACATGATGTTCTGGGGCGACACAGTACCAGTGTTGTTGAACGGGGTCACAACAGCGGTTGAGCTGGTTGCGGTCACGGTCACGTTCTGGAATTGGCCAGCGGTGATGATGGCGGGGCTGACAGTCACAGCAGTACCACCAGTGCCGACAGTAGCCGTAGCAGTCACAACAAAGTTGCGCAGCTTGTTGCCACCGTAGGCTTGGCGGTTCTGTGGGTTGACAGCGTAGACGTTAGCGATCTGGATCACATCACCAACGTTCAGGGTGGCAGAGCCAGAGCCAGTAGCCAGGGTGATGGTCGAGGTCTGTGCCCAACCAGAGGTCAACGAACCCGTAAAGGTGCTGGTGTTGGTTTGCAGAGCTGCGGTGTAGTTACCGAAAGTCTGCGGCACAATGTTCTGATCCATGCGCCAGTTCAGGCCAGCACTGTCACGGCCCATCATGCCGCGCTTGAACTGACCAGAAATGGTGTCGCTGGGGTTGAAAAGACCTTTGAGGCTATCCACGATGGTTGCGCCAGTGAACGGTTCAATGATCACAGAGCGATGGCCATCACGGGGTGCGCCTTCAGAGTCGAGATACGCAGCTGCGTTCAAGTACGTCAATAGCGAGGTGGGAGGCGTTCCAGCCGTACCAACGATGTTGGCGGTCGTGCCTTTAGCCATCACCAGGCCGTCATAGTCAATCTTGTTGGCTACGGCAGCTACTGCGGGTTTCAACCATTCTGTTACTTTCAGCTTTCGCTTACTGACCATCTTTTGATGGCGGGGAAAACTCTTCGGATTTCCCTCAGTACCTTCAGACTATACGTACTGTTCAGACTATCGCATCACCCATTTCTGGGGGTTTCTCACTTAGTCGTTCACGGTGCTTTCGCTTCCGCCCTGTCACCCTGTTTTTAGGGTTTCCAAGTCAATCAGAGAAACTTATTCGATTTGCATTACTGCAAAAAGGCGCATTGAGTGTTTAC